CTAGACATGAATCAGGCAAGAATGCGGCAAGGAGAACAGTATCCTGAAGATATCCCCTACTCTAAGCCGCCCGGTTATTTGGAATTGATGACCAAGGTAAGAGCAGCCATGACTAGGAAATTAGCTAGTGTGGATACTCCTAGTTTCACTTATCATGATTCAGATGACGGGTTTGTCATAACCACTGTGGGTGGTGATGGGTTCTTGATTTGCCCACCACGTCAGTCATCAAAGTGGTTCATATTGCTCACCGATCGAGTGACTGTGATGTATCATACCATGTCAGGAGTCTTGTCGGTCACACCTAGTACTTTCTCAGACTATGCTATGACTAGGTTCGAGGTGTTGCACAATCTCAAGCTACTTTCTAATTCTAGTGATAGCACAAAATACAAGCTTCTGACTGAATGGCTAATCTCAACTACCAATCACATTGGAAAGCATGTGGCTTTAGTCTCATTCATGAAGTCATATGAAGGTGTGGTTAACATGATAGCAGACTTCAAGGCATCTAGTTTCTGTAGTGTAGCCTCATTCCGAGATGGCCTGCAAGAGTTGTGCATTATTAGCAAAGATATAGACGGAATCGAGGTGACAGCTAAGGAATTCATCATGCTATGCTTTAAGAGCAAGGCTAGTAGTACTGCTTATAGCACTACCAAATCTCAAGATTCTTTGTTATTGAAATTAGCTATTGCACTGAGGGACCTATCACCAGTAGAATTGCTCGAAGCGTCTTCATTCCATAAGTTCTTACACTATGCTGTCATTGATGAATTCAAAGGAATAGAGAAATATGCAAAGAGAACCATGACTGAGAGGCCAGTTAAAGGAGACCACATCAAACTTCTCCGTGCAAAGTTCAATCAAATATACGTCCAGACTTACATAAAGAGGCACAATCGTTTACCGAAGATTTTACTTGATTCAAAGAAATATAATGAATTGCAACCAGCTGATGCACTAAAAGAAGAAACTGACCACAGTTTGGCTGAATTATATGGGGAATTGGCATTATCATTCAAGTTAAAAGAATCTCCAGTATGCAAAACTAAGCCCCTGATCTGGTGGTATGCTATTCGACCATATGATACAGAGGACTCTGTATTCACAGGCAACCCTATAGAACACGCCAAAGATAAGCGAGCTTGCTTGAAAGCTGGGGACCATTCTCTAAAGTGCTCTGTGAAGGAGTTAGACTACATAATGCGTCAAGAGAAAGTAGGCTATTGGGAGATGCCAAAAACTCACGCAAGAGCAAAGAATCCACAGAGCATCAACCACATGTATCAAGGACAAATCGCATATGATACTCAGTAT